AAAGTGCGGCCGCCGCGATCCAGGCGAAACTGGACGCTGCGAACGCTACCGTCGCGACCGACCAGCAGAATCAGGCGGCCGCCGCCACCGGCTTCAACACCGCGCTCACCACGCTCATCGCGGCGGCCCAGGCTGCCATGATTCCGACCACCGACTCCGGTTCCAGTTCCAGTACCGGTTCTTAGGCTGCCAATCTCCTCACGCGAATCAACCTCAGGCGGGGATAACCAATCCGGAAGTCCCCGCCCCCCGCAAATAGTATGAGCACGAAGACATTCACTCCTGCGATGGCTCAACGGATCGAGATTTGGCCTGTGGAGCGACTGCTCCCCTACCAGAGGAACGCTCGGACCCATTCCGAAGAGCAGGTGGCTCAAATCGCAGCGTCCATCAAGGAATTCGGCTTCAACTCCCCAATTCTGGTGGCATCCGATGCTGGCGTAATAGCCGGCCATGGTCGCCTCCTGGCTGCCCGGAAGCTGGGCCTTGGCGAGGTGCCGGTGGTTGTGCTGGATCACCTCAGCGAAACCCAGCGGCGCGCCTACATCATCGCCGACAACAAGATCGCGCTCAACGCCGGATGGGACGATACTCTCCTTGCCGACGAGTTGAAGGACCTCCAAACGGATGGCCTCGACCTGGCGCTCGTGGGTTTCTCTACCGACGAGCTCGATGCGCTGCTGGCTGTGCCCGAGGAACCGGAAGCTGCTCCCGAGGCAGAGGAGGAGGTTCCGGAGACTCCCGTCCAGGCTGTCACCCGGCCAGGCGATGTCTGGGTGATCGGCAAGCACCGTCTGATATGCGGCGATTGCCGTGACGCGAGTGTTATTCGCAAACTATTCGAGGAAGCGCACGCGAACGTCGCGATCACATCACCGCCGTACGCCTCGCAGCGGGAGTACGACTCTTCGAGCGGCTTCCGCCCGATCCCGCCGGACCAGTATGCAGACTGGTATCGCGATGTGGCCGCCAACATCGCCGCGATCCTTGCAGACGATGCCTCCTACTTCCTGAACATCAAGGAGCATGCCGACAACGGCGAGCGCAGCCTTTATGTGAAAGATTTAGTGATCGCCCACCGCCGCCTGTGGGGTTGGCGTTTTGTGGACGAGTTCTGCTGGCGCAAAACGGACAATGGCGTGCCTGGCGGTTGGAACAACCGTTTCAAAAACGCCTGGGAACCTGTCTTCCATTTTTGCCGCCAGCAGGAAATTAAATTCCGGCCCAAGCGCGTCGGGCATGAGTCGGAGGACTGTTTCGAATATTCGCCCAACAACCCAAAGTCCACATCGGGCAGCGGGCTACTGGGCACGGGGCCGCGCGGCGCCGCCGCCGATCCCGGCAGGAACCAGAGCGCCTGGCAGAGATCGCACCGCGATCTGAACGCGGCGCCGAACACGGAAGGCCGCTACACCGGCGTGGCGCGACCGTCGAACGTCATCGAGGTGAAGTCCGAGTCGAGCCAGGGATCCCACAGCGCACCGTTTCCGCGGGCGCTGGTGGAGTTCTTCCTGTTTGCGTTCAGCGATCCGGGGGACATCGTCTATGACCCGTTCATGGGTTCCGGGACGACGATGGCGGCGGCGCACCTGCTGGATCGCATCGCGTATGGCTGCGAGTTGTCGCCGGCCTACTGCGATGTCATCCTGCGGCGCATAGTCAATCTGGCTGGCGAGACTCCGGTGCGGGCGGAGTCCGGTCAGACGTTCAGTGACGTTGCGGAGGCGCGCGATCTGCCCGCTGACGCTGGTAACGAACCGGATCTCCGGACACGACAAAAGGGAAACCTCTGAGATGTTGGACATCATTGAGCGCCTTCGCAATCTCCACATCCAAATCTGGCCGGTGGACCGACTGCTGCCGTACATCCGGAACGCACGGACCCATACCGACGAGCAGGTAGCCCAGGTCGCCGCGAGCATGCGCCAGTTTGGCTGGACCAATCCGATCCTCGTCGGCAGCGACAACATCATCATCGCAGGCCACGCCCGCCTGGCGGCTGCGCGTAAGCTCGGTCTTGCCGAGGTTCCAGTCATCGTCCTCGACCATCTCAGCGAGGACGATCGGCGCGCGCTGGTGCTGGCCGACAATAAGATTGCGACCAATGCCGGGTGGGACGACGAGATGTTGCGCGTCGAATTGGAGTCGCTGAAGGCCGTCGACTACGACCTGGAACTGGTGGGATTCAGCCCCGAGGAACTTGACGAGATCCTGGTAGATCCAGAAGAGAGCACTTCGGGCCTGAGCGAGGACGAAGCGGCACCGGAGGCCCAGGAAACTGTCGTCACGGTTACCGGCGACGTTTGGGTGATGGGCGAGCACCGCCTGCTTTGCGGCGATGCTACGGTGCTCGCAGACGTGGAGAAGGTCATGGCTGGCGGGTTGGCCGATATGGTCTTCAGCGATCCACCGTATGGCGTCGCCTACGAAGGGAAGACGGCAAAGAAACTCAAGATCCAGAACGACAAACTGGGCGAGCAGTTCTACGACTTCCTGCGCGACGCGTCGACAAACATGTTGACGGTCTGCAAAGGCGCCATCTACATCTGCATGTCCTCGTCGGAACTGCACACGCTCCACCAGGCATTCACGGATGCCGGCGGGCATTGGTCGACGTTTGTGATCTGGGCCAAGCATCACTTCACGCTGGGTCGATCTGATTATCAGCGTCAGTACGAACCGATTCTGTACGGCTGGCGCGACGGTGTGGACCACTTCTGGTGTGGGGCCCGCGACCAGGGCGACATCTGGTTCATCAAACGTCCTGCGAGCAACCAGGAACATCCGACTATGAAACCGGTCGAGCTGGTCGAGCGTGCGATCCGCAACAGCAGCAAAACGCGCGACACGATCCTCGATCCCTTTGCCGGCAGTGGCACAACCGCTATCGCCTGCGAAAAGGCCGGCCGCCAGGCGCGACTGATTGAGTTGGACCCGAAGTACTGCGACGTTGTGATCCGTCGCTGGCAGCAATGGACCGGGAAACAGGCGCGGCACGAGGGGTCCGGCCGGACGTTTGACGAAGTGGCTTAAGGCATGGCGAAGGACGCTGCATAAACGACAACCGCCGCCCGTTTCCGGGCGGCGGCGGGAAGCCCAAGCATTGGGACCGGGCTATTTGCTGGTGATCCGGTAGTAACGCGCGCCGTCGGCGTTCTTGGCGCTCTCGACGTTCAGGCCCATTTTCTTGGTGAGCGTGCCGGACACGAAGCCCCGAATGGTGTGGTTTTGCCAGTCGGTAGCCTTGGCAATCTCCTCCAGGGTCGCGCCGCCCTTGCGGCGCAGCATGTCGATGACGGCGGCCTTCTTCGAAAACTCGCGCGGTACGGGCGCCCCGGTGGCTTTCTTGGCGGACTTGGCAGTCTTGGTAGCCTTCGCCTTCGTGGGCGCGCCCTTGGCGGCTTTCCGCGTGCCCTTCGGCGTTTTGGGGGTGGCTTTCGCAGGCGTTGCTGCGGCGGCTTCGGCTGTGGCGGTGGTTCCGGCTTCGGATGCGCCGTCGAGTTTCTGGATGGCCTTCCAGATGCGGGCGATCGCCGTTTTGCGGTTCGTGAACTTTTTGACCGGCTTGAGGTCTGCACCAAAGCCGGCCACGCCGGCGAAGCTATTCCAAACGCTGATCAAGCGATCCGCCGGCCAGTTACCGGCGAGTGCGGCGAGTTCCTTTTCGTTGGTGAACCGTTCCTGGCCTTCCGGGATCTTCTCGGCTGCAGGGTACGTGGTGATGTTGTTGTCTGCGTCGATTGCAAAAAGCGTCATTGTGGTGGTCTCCTCTCTACTGCTCGTTTACGGTGCGGCGCAGGCGAGCCGCCGACCGGATACGAATCTCGCGTCCGGTTGCCAAATTGGTTCCGCGCCAGCCGCCGTACGGCGATTCGCCGGTGATGCGAACCTTAGCCAGCACACCGCTAACCTTGGCGATGTAAGTCAATCCGACCTGTATATCGGCCTTTTTCATGGCACCTCGATTCATCACTCTGTTCGCGGGAAAGCTCAAGGGAAATGTGCGCACTTCTCGCGAAAAATCAATCGGCAAACCCGATGGAAAGGCGAATAGGGCGGTCCTGACATGGCACTGACGCTTCAGCAGCTGCAGGCGAACCTCGACGCCATTAATCAGGCGCTTGGCAACCCGACTTTGAAAGCGCGGTTTCCGGACGGCCGTGAAGTGACGTATCGCTCCGTCGACGAACTGCGCAAAGCGAAGGCCGAGATCGAAGAGGACATCCGCGAGCTTAGCGGCCAGACCGGCAGCCGCGTGCGGTTCGCGCAGCACAAGCGTGGCGATGGTCCCACGGGACCGACGCTCTATGACAGGTGGTGACGACTATGCACTGCGAGCATTGCGAGAACTTGGTTACGGAAATCAAAGACGTGCGGACGACGGTGGAGCACCTTGTCGCAGAGATGTCCGCGACCCGGGCGGTGATGGAAACCATGCAGAAGACGCTGCTCGGTAATGGGCAGCCCGGCCTGTGTGCACAACACTCGGACCGCATCGCCCGGTTGGAGCGATGGCGGGCTTGGCTCACTGGCGCGCTCGCCGTGCTGGGCCTTCTTTGGACCGCAACCGTGACGGTGTTCGCCGCTGTCGTCGTGGAAAGGATCAAGCGATGAGCGCGTTCGCGGAAATTCGGGGGCGCTTCGAGAAATGAGAATCGCAGGCGTCATACTTCGGTTTCTTTGCACCCCTTGGCGCGGTAACGGGCCGAAGAGCCTTCTGGAACTGGCCAAGGAGCCTCGGCCACAATCCACACTCCCCACCTCGAAGCTCTACGTAATTGAGACTGACTTCGAAGTGTCTCCCGACGCCTACAACAATCTGCAGGCAATGCTTGATGAGGTGAGGGCGAAGTTCGGTCTCGAGTTCATGATTTTGGAACCGGGATTCAAGCTCAAGCGATTCGATGACTTCTGATTTGATCAGGCGCCCCATACCACTGCTTCGCCGGGACTGGAACGCGCGATCCGCATCTTCGGGCCGCTACGCTGTGCAGCGTGCGGTCGGAGAGATCGTCGACGGCTATCGGCGCCGTCACGCGGAGCGCTTCCGTTACGAGGGCGCCACTGCCGGCCGGCGCGCTTACGGGTGGTACGCCGGTTCAACCGACGCCAACGTCGAGTTGATGGGCGCACTGATTTGGCTACGCGACCGCAGCCGGGATCTGATCCGGAATAACCCGTATGCCTCGCACGCCGTCGAGGAACTGGCCGGCAACGTGGTGGGAACCGGCATCGTGCCGAAAGCCAAAACCGGGGCCACTGCCATTGATCAGATCATTGATAACGAATGGCCGTATTTTGCCGAGGCCTGCGACGAACCGCAGCGCCTCGATTTCTACGGCATGCAGACGTTGACTGTCCGGACGATGGCCGAAAGCGGCGAGGCACTCGCGCGATTCCGGCCGCGCCTGGTAGATTCCGGTCTTCGCGTTCCGCTGCAGCTTCAGATGCTGGAAGCCGACTTCCTGGACCAGACCCGTACGATGGGCCTCGTGAACGGCCATGTGATGGAAGGCGTCCAGTTCGATGAGGACGGCCACCGGGTGGCGTACTGGCTTTTCAGCTATCACCCGGGTGGCGTATTGATTCTCAATCCGCGCGGCGGCATCGTGAGCCAGCCGGTGCCCGCGGACCAGATCCTCCACACCTATCGCGTGCTTCGTCCCGGCCAGGTGCGCGGTGTACCGTGGCTGGCGCCCGTGATGATGGCCATCCGCGATCTGGATGATTACTGCGACGCAGAACGGGTCCGTAAAAAAGTGGAGGCCTGCGTTACGGCATTCGTGACGCAACCGGAAGGTGTCGAGGGCGATCCAGTAGGCATCGCCGGTACCGATCCCTCGAGCGGGCTTGCTGTCGAGACGTTCCAACCCGGCCAGGTGGAGTATCTGAAGCCCGGTCAGGAGATCAAGTTCAATAACCCGCCTCCGGCCGGCGGCTACCGCGAATATAAGATGACCGAGTTGCAAGGGATCATGGCCGGCATTGGTCTACCCTACGAGCTCGGCACCGGCGATATGTCGCAGGTGAATTATTCGTCGTGGCGCGGCGGCATGTTGGGCTTCCGGAACACGGTCGAAAATTACCGTTGGCTCACTCTAATGCCACTTTTCTGCATGCCGGTGTGGCGCCGATTCATCGACGTGCTCATTCTGCAGGGCAAGATTCCGCGCGCGGCGTTGAACGATCCGAAGGTCCATCTTCGGAGCGTGCAATGGACGGCGCCGCGGTTCGAGTCCGTGGATCCGGTCAAAGATGCCGAGGCGGTGTTGAAGGACGTTCGTATGGGCCGGAAGACCTGGTTTGAGGCAGTGCTGGAGAACGGGTACGACCCGACCACGCAGCTTCAGCAGATCGCGCTCTTTAACAAGCTGGTGGATAAGTTCGAAATCATCCTCGATGTTGATCCGCGTAACGTTACGCTGCGCGGTCAGGAGCAACCGGCGAATACCGAGGAGCGAACGCCGACCAGCAAACCTGTTGGCGGAACATCCGGCAGCCAGGGCCTCGCGCTTTCCGAGGACGATCTAGCGATGGTGAAGGAACTCCTGGTAGCTGGCATCACCCGCGAGACAACGAGTTGGCAATCCACAACCCGGCTCTACCGGGGATAAATCCATCTCAAGAAAAGGGGGAGAAACCCATGAAGGGAAATTCGGAGGTAATGGCCGGCCTTCAGGAAGCCGTCACCGTCGAGGCAACACTGATGCTGCAATACCTTCTCGACCAGCGGGACCTGAAACGGCTTGGACTCGACTTGGCCGATGGCTTCAAACTGCTGCACGAGCAGTGCGAAGACCATATGAAGTGCCTCACGAGCCGGCTGTTGTTTCTCGAGGGGGCGCCGACGCTCAATCCGAAGCCGGCGACGACCCACGACAGCATTGGCGACATGCTGAACGGCGCGTTCGACGCCGAGCAGGCCGCCGCTTCTCGCTTCGCCGAACTCTGTAAGCAGTGCTACGAGGCCGGCGACATGTCGAACTTCCACTTCTACCAGCACCTTTCAAAGTGGCATCGCGAGGGCGACGACAAGTTCAAAGGTCACATCTGCTGGCTCCAGAAACAGATCTTCCAGCTGAAGAAGCTGGGCGAGAACGACTACATCGCGGTCAACGCGGTGAAGGAATAGGCGCAAACTATGCCGCTTCTCACAACCGAATACTTGCACAGGGACACGGGCGCGCCACCGCCCGCCGCGCCGAACTCGGAAGTGTTCGCTGCCGATGCGCAGGTGCTACCGTCGACCGCGAATGCCAAGGATGGAACCATCGACGTCGTCTGGTACAGCGGGGCATTCGTACCCAGGATCGATCGCTCCACCGGCGAGCCGTACATGCTGAAGCTCTCGATGGACGGCTGTCGCTTCGACCGGCTGAACAACGGTGCGCCGGTCTTCGATACCCATTTTACCGGCGACGATTTCAAATCGCTGGTAGCCGGCAAGGTTGGCACGCGGGCCCAGGTGGGCGTGGTGCGGCGGGCCTGGCCGAACGGCGACAAGGGGATGGCCACGCTGCAGTTCGACATGGGTGATCCGGACGCGACCGAGATGTTCCGGAAGGCCAGCACCGGCATCCTTCAGAACCTCAGCTTCGGCACCTTTATTTATAAGCGGGAAAAGACCGACATGCAGACCGAGGGCCTGCCGGAGGGAAAGCCGCCGTACCTGAACAACCAGGAAGTCGGCATGTTTACGGCCACTGATTGGGAGCCGTTCGAGATCTCCCCCTGCACGGTGCCGGCCGATTTCAATACGTGTTTTCTCAGTGCCCAACCCACCGGGGAAATCGCGGTTTTCGGCACGCCGGACTCCGGCGTGTTGGATGCACTTCGGGCAATTAGCCCGCGAAAGGAGAAACCTGCAATGCCTGAGACGGCGCAGGAGACGGGCACGGAAGCCCGTGTAATAGACGAACAGGCTTTGGCCGCCGCGCGGGAAGAGGCGGTCCAAGCCGAACGCAAGCGCGTCGCCGATATCGAGGCGCTGGGCACCATCCAGGGCGTCGACAAGACTCTCATTAGCCAGTTCATCGCGAAGGGCGTCTCGGCCGACGTGGCGGGCAAGGAGATTCTCAACAAGCTCGCGAAGAAGGGCGCGGAGCCGCCGATTACCCCCGTCGGCGCCGCGAGCAGCGGCCGCGGCGGCGACGCCGTGGAGAAGCGGCTCGGTTGCATGCAGATGTCGTTGCTCCTGAGGGCCGATAGCCGTTTCTTCTTAAATCGCCACCCGGTAAGCGGCCAATTCCTGGGCGGATGTGGAGAGAAACAGCAAGCGCAGGCCGAGGAGATGGGGCGGGAATACCGCAACTTCAAACTCATCGAGATGGCCAAAGAGTTTCTGCAACTCAAGGGCATCGATCCCAGGGGAATGGACGCGCGCCGTATCGCGGAACTGGCGCTCCGCGCCCCGTCGCGCGGCGTGGAGTTCTTTGATGGCGCCGAGTCGACCTCCGACTTCCCGGCAATTCTCGCGAATGTTGCCAACAAGACCCTGCGTCAGGGATACGAAGCCTATCCCCGCACCTTCCAGCCGTTCTGCCGGCAGATGACGGCGGCCGACTTCAAGCCTATCAATCGGGTGATGCTGGCCGATGCACCGTCTCTACAGAAGCTGAATGAAAAGGGCGAGTACCATCGTGCGCTGCTCACTGACAACAACATCAGCTACGCACTCGCCACTTACGGCGAGATCGTGGCGCTGACTCGCAAGGTCATCATCAACGACGACCTGCAGGCGTTCACCCGCGTCCCCGCTCTGCTGGGCGTCGCTGCCGCGCGGCTGGAGTCAGATACGGTGTGGGGCATCATCACCTCCAATCCGGCGGCTATCTATGCCGGGGACAAGATCGCCACGGCGCTCTTCGCCGTTGCTCACAACAACCTGCTCAGCGGTACCGGCAGCAGCATCGATCCCACCGTAAACGGCGGCACTCCGGCTGGCACGGGACCGCTGTTCGCTTTGGGCGAAGGTCGCAAATCGATGCGGCAGCAGAAGGGACCGCAGGGCACCCCGCTCAATCTGGTTCCGCGGTTTCTCGCGGTGCCGACCGCGCTCGAAACTTATGCGCTCCAGCTCGTGTATCCCATTAACATCGCTTCCGCTACCGCGACAGCTGTGGTTCCGGAGTGGGTGCGCAGCTTGGTGCCCATCGTCGAGCCGCGTTTGGATGCGGCGAGCGCGAGTGGCTGGTATCTGATCGCCGATCCCGCGCAGATCGACACAGTGGAGTACTGCTACCTCGAGGGCCAGCAGGGCGTATTCGTCGAAACCAAGCAGGGCTTCGAGATCGACGGTATTGAGATCAAGGCCCGCATGGACTTCGGTGCGGCCGGAATCGACTATCGCGGCATGCAGCGAAACGCCGGCGAGTAGAGCAGCACTGAGACGAAACAACCGGTGGGGCGGCACACACCGCCCTCCCCACAACTCAAGGGAGATTCCAAAATGCAGAATTACGTTCAGAAAGGTAACACCCTGACTGTGACCGCGCCCTATGCTCTGCTGAGTGGGGGCGGCTGCCAGGTGGGCAACGTCTTCGGCGTTTCGGTCAACAATCAGAACCCCGGCGATTCCAGCGAACTGGTAGTC